TTTGACTTTGCTATTTCTGCATCGTCCACTGTGCCATCGTGATTTAAATCAAACTCATTGTAGCGACTTTCAGGCTCTAGTTTTTTTACCATTCTTCCTTTTTCCTGCATTATCTAATGCAATAGCTACAGCTTGTTTTTGTTTATATCCTTCACCAATAAGTTTTTTAATATTCTTACTTATCGTTTTTTCCGATGATCCACTCAATAAAGGCATCTATTTTTTTCTCAACAACTAGTATAACGCCCAGAACGGAGAGCAGCACCCATTCCTCGCTTTTGTCCAGTAACTTTCTTACCGACTGCCGTATTTGGTGTAGCTTCTTCGATACATTGTGCATAGGGTATTGATCCTTGTCCTTGAATTTCAGCGACTTTACTTGGAGCTGGTGGCTCTTGTATTGGTGCACCTAAAATTTTAACTTTTGAATGTTGTGGCATAATTATTTTCCTTTATTCCGTTGTTTAATCATTTCTCTTTGATTGGTAGCTTGTATTCTTTCTCTAGCAATATTCGTTTGAGTATCTATTCTTTCATCAAACTGTCTAGACCTTTCTGCCATTTTTTGTCTTTCGAGTTGAATCTTCGCTTGATCATTTAAAGCATCTGCTTGAGCTTGTTGCTGTTTAATACCTAATTCTTGCTGTTTTAGAGCAACAACAGGGTCAGCACCTTGTTCTCCACCACCTGCAATCTGTGCACTTAACATCTTCACATTCTGCATTTCTTGAGCAATAATCTGTGCTGTCATTGCTTCATACTCAATCATCTGATCTTCCGTTGGAGATAGACCTTGATTCTGTTGCATAAACAATATCATTGTTTGCTCTTGTGCTTTAAGTTTAGCGTGTTCCATAACGTGCTTTTGTAGATCAATCGCAACCTTTGGACTAGCTAATGCTAATGGAGAAGAACCAAAAACTAAGTGTGCCATAATGTGGGCATCGTGGTCTTGTCCTTCAAAAGCTTTTAACTCTGTGTTTTCAAGTGCATCAATGTTTTCTTGAGCAGGGTCTTTTGGTATTGGCTCATCTGATGATGGTGCTCTAAGAATCTTATCAATATCTCTGACACCTAATGCTTCATACATTCTTCTAAAAGCTTCATACATGTTATGTAGTTCAGGTGCTTGAGCAGCTAGTTGCATTTGTGTTTGAGCTAAAGCAATACGTTGTGCTTGAGAAAATATATTTGGATTGGAAACAGGAATAATATCTACCCTATCGTCAAAGTCCGCTGCCATAACAGACTGCTCTGCGTTTTCAATACTGTAAGGATATTCTTGTGGTAAATACTCAGACATTACTTTTGCAAGAAGTTTAAACTCTTGTTTCATTGCATAATGTAATCTCTTATGTATGGCACTCATTACTCTTGTGCCTTGCTCTAACATTGCAACAGTTGTACCAACGGCTGCTTGTTGATTACCATCACCTACTTTTAAATCAGTAATGGTTGCAAACCTTTGTCCTGCCTGAACCACAAAACCAAGTAACTGGAACAGCGTTGAATCTGGTCCCTTAAATGGTAATGGCATCAAGCTATCACGAATCGCTCCACCGGGTGCGTCTACATCTCTAAACTCACCGGGTTGTAGTGGGTCACTGTCATCTCTAATACGAAGTCCCCGAGCTTTGAATCCTGCGGGTAGATTTGATAACGTACCTGCATCTATGAGTTGTCTCAAAGCTGCTGTGGCAGTTCGGGAGAGTCCACCAATGGTATGAATTAAACCTAATCCATAAAATCCAAAGCCGGGAAGAAACTTGTAATGCACAAAATACTGTATCTTTCTCTTTTGTGGATCATCCTCTTTGTAGTTTCTTCTTATTGATAAAATCTGACCATTGTCTTCACTTACTGTGACAACATATGGCACTTTAATTCCTGTTGGTTCCCCATTCTCGTCTTTATCTTCATAACCTTTGAGGTCTAAATCAACATGACATTCAAGTAATGTACAGTCATAGTCAATATTACTAGGCTGAACGCCATCAATATAATCAATTTCATTGGACACACTATCCGTTGGGTTTTGTGCAGGGTGCACGGGAATATCTCTGTAAAAACCACTAATTTGTTTCTTACGAAGTTCATTTAAATCCATTCTGACAACTTGTGTAATATTTGGGCAAGTATCTAAATCATTAGCTTCATAAGGTACAACTAAATGCTCGGCTGGAACAAACTTACTAACAGCTCTTTCCATTCCGTCATCATAATAAACTTTTTTGAAAGTTGATCCTGCCAATGGAAGATAAAATAACATCTGGTCAAACTCTGGAGTGTATTCTTCCATGACATTTGTCATATAGAAATTCATAAACTCTCGAACTCTTTTAGCCTGTTCTTCTTTCTCTTTAGTTGGAGTCCCCATAATGGTTGTCCTAACTGGACCCATTGGAGGTAATAATTCATTAAATGCTTGAGCTTGAAACTGTGTGGCAGCTTCAGCTAACAACGGATGTGTTACACCTGTTGCTCCTCTAAAAGGTTGAGTACGCTCTTCGTAATTAAATCCAAGAAGTTCTAATCCATTAGCATACGCATCTTCCCAATCTTTACGAGAAGACTTGTTTGCGTCATACTCACTAACTAAATCAGAAGATAATCGACCTAATTCACTGTCATCAAGTTCTGTTGCAAGGTTTGCGTAAAACTCTCCAGTCATTGGATTGTTTTCAGCAGTGGGGTCTAAGTCAATCGTTACACCACCGTCTTCTGTCATTTCAATTTCAATACCGTCTGGAATGTCGGTCTTGAATGTTGCAGCAGGCATCTCAATTTCTAAATCTGTTTGAGCGTCCTCTACTTTTGGATCGTCAGTAACTCTTTCTACCAAAGATACTGGTGGTGGGCTTTCTGCCATACCTATCTTCTCCTTTTAGCTCGTGTATGTCCTTTGATGGCAATACCATCAATAGATTTTTTCTTTTTACCTTTAACTGCACCACCTTTTGAAAATTTTCCTACGGTATCCATTCCCATACTTGATTCGGGTGACTGAACCGTTTTAACTATTTTTTTAACTGTTTTCTTTACGGCACCGGGAGCTCCTTTAATAGCATCCACTGCTACTTCAGAGACAGTTCTAAAATCGTATCCTTCCGATTTCATGTCTTCTATAATGTCTTTTGCAACCTTTTGATTGTACTTCATTATCTCTTCTTGACTCATACCTGAATCAAGACCTTTAGAAACTTTACTTAATCTATTTTTATACTCTTTTTGAGTTTCTCCTTTAGTATACTCTGCCATAATATTTTCCTATATTCTATACCTATATTATTCTATATAAACATGTTTCTTGCAACAGAAGACAATGTTACCACACCTTGTGGCTGTTTGAACATGTTTCTTGCTGTATCATTCAAAGTTCCTACTCCACTGACCTCGCCACCCCTTGCTTTTTTAACAGCTTCCGTTCTGTTATCTAACATTATTATTTTGTCATAAATAGGGTGAATACGTCCCTTATAGCGTTTTCCTCCTTGGGTTACTCTTTTTCCCTCTACGAGATTATCCCCTCTAGCTGAGTAAACCATAACTTCCCCAATTTTATTCCCTAACATTATGTTACCATTTACGGTAGGACGAAGTCTTGGATTCTTTTCTTTATCTGGAAAATTTGATAAATGGCTACCTTTGGGTAAATCTACCTCTACAGTATAAAAATGTTTCCCTGTCCCTTGCTGAACTGTTGCAATTTGATTTGAATTTTCATACCCTTTACCACCTTCATGCCACTCCCATTTTGCAGGACTGCCTTTTTTATTTGTTAATAAATTAGTATTGTATTTTCTTCCAATGTTAGGGTTATTTTTTTTAGTTTCAGATACATAAGGTTGTTTTTTACCACTCACAAACGATGCTGTCATAGAAGCTTGAGGTACAAAAGAATTATTTTTTAAAGCTTCTTCACGCATTGCATCTGAATTAATTCTAATATTAGTTTTATTAGCATTTAAGTTTGTAGCATCTTCTACCCCCTCTTTAGACATAGCTAAAAAATTTCCTGTGGGGTATTTTTGTCCTTTAGGATCAAATTTAAAACCTTGTATTTCTCCTTTTTCCCCAAAAGCTGATGCTGGAGCAGGTCTTATTCCATATTTTTGGTTTGGAACAATATACATTTTAGGATCAAGTGCCGGGAACCGTGCGTATAAACTCTCCATTACTTCAGGAATTTTCTCAACTAATTTTGGTACTTGTCTTGCTGCCGAAGC